GCGCGATCCCGGTCGAGCCGAATACCTGCGACGAGGTATACGCCAGTCACGTTCTAGAGCACATTCAGAAGGCCGAAGTAGGAAAGACGCTGCGGCACTGGCACGATCTGCTCGTGCCCGGAGGCCGTCTACGCGTCGCGGTTCCGGATCTGCAAACGCTTTGCAGGCTCTACTTTGATGACCGGATCTCAACCTACGGCACGTGGCAACTTGTGTCCTACATCTACGGCGGTCAGACGAACGCTCACGACTACCATCGGTGCGGATTCTCCGAGGACACGCTTCGATCGGCGCTTGAGGAGACCGGCTACGCCGAGATTCGGCAGGTAGCGGAGTTCGGAGAGTTCCGCGACTGCTCGTACGCGCATTTCCTCAACGGATCTATCTCGCTCAATATGGAGGCGATCAAGCCGTGCGAACCGAACGCGTAACCGTCGCCTCGCTGCTCTTTGATCCCGCCAACGTCCGCAAGCACGGCGAGCGCAACCTAGACGCGATCAAGGCGAGCCTCGCGCGGTTCGGCCAGCAGAAGCCGATCGTGGTCGATGGCGATGGCATCGTCCGTGCCGGAAACGGAACGCTGATGGCGGCAAAGTCTCTCGGCTGGGACGAGATCGAGATCGTGCGTACGAACCTGCGAGGATCGGAGGCTACCGCCTACGCGATCGCCGACAACCGTACGGCGGAACTGGCCGAGTGGGACGAGGGAGCGCTCGCCGAGCAACTGGCCGCGCTTCAGATTGACGACGAGGCGCTCGCGGCCGCGACGGGATTCGACGCGAGCGAGATCGAGCGTATGGCGTTGCCGGTCGAGGTCGTCGAGGACGATGTGCCGGAAGTGCCGGTCGATCCGATCACGAAGCCGGGCGATCTGTGGCTGCTCGGCGAGCATCGGGTTCTGTGCGGAGACTCGATGGATCGGGACGCTATCGCGAGACTTTACGGAGGAGATTCCGTTGACTACATTCTGACCGATCCACCTTATTGCTCGGGTGGATTCCAAGAATCAAAAAGGACGATCGGTTCGACGCAGGCCACGATCGGCACGGCGATCGCACGCGACAACTTGACCACAGAGGGACTGTCAAATCTGATCGAGGCAAGTATCGGAAGGCTTCCTTGCGATGGAGCGTGTTACGTGTTCTGCGACTGGCGACAAATCTTTGCCATCCGCAAGGCAATTGAACCGCTTGGCTATCAGTATCGGGCGCTCTTGATATGGGACAAGGGAAATCCTGGAATGGGCGGACCGTGGCGACATGCATATGAGATGTGCTATTTCGGGACGAAACGCAAAGAGCCGCCCACCGGGAAGTCTGGCGACATAATCAGATGCAACCGTTCCGGCAATGAGCATCACACGACCGAGAAACCCGTGCAACTCATTTCGGCCATCATCGACAACACGATTGGAACAAGCATTGCCGACCCGTTCCTAGGCTCCGGCACGACGCTCATCGCCGCCGAGCAACTCGGCCGCAAGTGCTACGGCATGGAGATCAGCCCGGCCTACTGCGACGTGATCGTGAAGCGGTGGGAGACGCTGACCGGTAAGAAGGCGACGCTCGCCAGGTGACGGTGCATCGGTCGCCGGTCGCAACCGACTACACTTGCTCACGTCTGTAGCAGGATCGCACCATGTCAGACACCGAACCGATGCAGGACGCGAGTGCGATCGAGGTCGCCGTTCGCCAGATCGACCGTGATCGCGGACACGATCGCGAGACGATGCGGATGCTCCGGCAGGCGGTTCGGAACCGATGGCCGATCCCGCAGGCCATGCGTGAAGCAGCACCGAAGATCGCTGCTCGGATCGCGATCGAGGGCAATACGGATCGCGAGAAGTTGCGCGCTATCGAGGTTCTCGCCGCGATGGATCGTGACAATATCGCCGCGCTTTCCGCGCTCGATAAGGTCGAGCGGCTTGACGGCGGAGAGGCTACCGAGCGAATCGAACTGGCTCCGATCCGGATCGGCGTTCGCGATTGACGATCGCAGCCATAGAACTTCCGCCGCTCTATCGGAAGCAGCACGATGCGATCTGCGATCCGGCTCGATTTGTCGTCATCGAGGCGAGCACGAAGAGCGGCAAGACTGCCGGCTGCCTGCTCTGGATGCTTGAGTACGCGTGGAACCGGCCGAACTCGACGTGCTGGTGGGTCGCTCCAACGTTCGAGGTCACCAAGACGGTCGGCTTTGAGCGGCTCGCGGCGATGCTACGGGACGCAGATCCAGAGAAACGGATCTGGGAAGACAACACGTCGCGGCTAGTCATCAAGCTCGCCAACGGCTCGAAGGTCGCGTTTAAGTCAGCCGACAACCCGGACAGTCTGTACGGCGAGGACGTTCACGCCGCGGTCATCGACGAGGCGACGCGCTGCCCCGAAGAATCGTGGCACGCGGTCCGCTCGACGCTGTCGGCCACACGCGGACCGTGCCGGATCATCGGCAACCTCAAGGGCCGGAAGAACTGGGCATACAGGCTGGCAAGACTGGCCGAGGCCGGAACTGAACCGGACTGCGCGTATCACAAGCTCACCGCTGCCGACGCAGTCGCCGGCGGCGTGCTTGCCTCTGACGAGGTCGAGGCGGCGAAGCGGCAACTTCCCGACCATGTCTTTCGCGAGCTCTATCTTGTCGAGGCGTCGGACGATGGAGGGAACCCGTTCGGCCTCGACGCGATTCGTGCGGCGATCCGACCGCTCAGCACGGCCGAGCCGGCGGCGTTCGGGATCGATCTGGCCAAAACGACCGACTGGACCGTGATCCTCGGCCTGGATTCAACCGGCACCGTCTGCTACCTCGACCGGTTCCGGCTCGACTGGCAGGCGACACGCGAGCGGATCGCATCGACCATCGGCAAGGTGCCGACGCTCATCGACTCGACCGGAGTCGGCGATCCGATCGTCGAGGATCTCCAGCGCGGCCGGCCCAGCGTCGAGGGCTTCAAGTTCACCGCAACGAGCCGCCAGCAACTGCTCGAAGGACTCGCCGCGGCAATCCAGCGGAGCGAGGTTCGGTTCCCTGAAGGCTTCATCCGCATCGAGCTTGAGTCCTTCGAGTGGGAATCGACGCGTACCGGCGTTCGATACACTGCACCGGCGAGTCTGCACGACGATGGCGTTATGGCGCTCGCCTTGGCCGTACGTCGAGCGGCGAACCGGCCGGCTACGTTCCGCTTCCGAGTCATCTGATGCTCGATCGAATCCGATCCCTGTTCCGACGCAAGCAGGCAGACCAGCAGCAGGTCAACCGATACCTCCGTGCGTCGCTCGGGATCATCTCCGGCGGTTCGGGCATTGACCATCGGCCGGTATATACGGCGACCGCAGCGGTCCGAAAGTACCGCTCGTGGGTTTACGCAGCGGCCCAGATAAACGCCTTTGGCGTCTCGGCCGTCCCGCTGCGGCTTTACGTCAAGGGAGGCACGGGCCGCAAGTTGTACCGGACGGCAAAGCCGGCAAGAGGACGCAAGGCGTACCTCTTAGGTGATGCAGAGCGTACGCCGTCGCGATCCGTGCTCGCAAAGATGCACGACTTCGGAGCCGACTTCGAGGAGGTCACCGAGGCGCATCCGGTTCTCGACCTGCTCCGCAAGGTCAACCCGGCGATGAACGGGTTCGACCTGGCGGCGACTCGTACGCTCTGGCAGGAGTTGACCGGGAACGCATATCTGCACGTGATCCCGAACACCCTTGGCGTTCCGGCTGAACTCTGGCCGATGCCGCCGCAATGGGTCGAGATCATTCCCGATCCGCAGAAGTTCATCGCCGGCTACCTGTACGGCCGCGAGACTCAGAACAAGGTCACGCTCGCGACCGATGAAGTGCTGCACTTCAAGCGACCGAACCCGGCCGACCTGTTCTACGGTCTCGGCAAGGTTGAAGCCGCCTGGGGCGCTGTCGATCTGAACGACGCATTCCACGAGATGGACCTTGCCTTTGCGGCGAACCACGCTCGGCCCGACTACCTCGCGACGATCAAGAACGAGGACGCGAGCGAGGACGCTATCGCTGAGTTCGAGCGTGCCGTCAACGAGCGACTTCGAGGTCCGGGCAAGGCCGGCAAGTTCATCGCTCTAACCGGGCAGGTAGACCTAAAGCCGATGG